TGCAGGAGATGCGGGACGTTCAGAAGCCCTATCACTTTTGGTATTTGATGAGGCTGCGTTTATTGATAAAATTGAAGATATTTGGGTATCTGCCCAATCAACCCTATCCACTGGTGGTAGTTCTATTGTTCTTTCAACACCGAATGGGGTAGGAAATTGGTTCCATAAAATGTGGATAGGGGCAGAAGAAGGGGATAATGGATTTAATCCAATTACTTTACATTGGTCACTTCATCCAGAAAGAGACCAGAGTTGGAGAGATGAACAAGATTCGTTATTGGGTGCTAAAATGGCAGCCCAAGAATGCGATTGTTCTTTTGTAAGTTCTGGTGATACTGTAATAGACCCTCAATTATTAGAGTTTTACAAGCAAACCTATGTAGAAGAACCAATTGAAAAAGGTGGATGGGATGGAAACCTTTGGAAATGGGATTTTCCAAACTATACCAAATCTTATATGGTAGTTGCCGATGTGGCTAGGGGAGATTCTACTGATTTTTCAACCGCCCACGTTATTGATATAGAAACTGTGGAACAAGTTGCAGAATATAAAGGAAAAATAGATACAAAAGATTTTGGTAATTTTTTAGTTTCACTTGCAACCGATTACAATAATGCTCTTTTGGTGGTTGAAAATTCTAATATTGGTTGGGCAACCATACAACAAATCATTGATAGAAATTATGATAATTTGTTTTATATGAGCACAGACCTAAAATATGTGGATGTAGAAAATCAGATGACAAACAAAATAAGGGCAAGAGAAAGGGGAATGGTTGCAGGTTTTAGTACCAACTCCAAAACCCGTCCCCTAATCATATCAAAGTTAGACCAGTATTTAAGGGAAAAGACAGTTGTTATTAAATCAATACGAACTATTGATGAATTATATACCTTTATTTGGAAAAACGGAAAGGCGGAAGCAATGCGGGGTTACAATGATGATTTAACAATGGCTCTTTCTATTTCATTATGGGTAAGGGATACTGCCCTACGTTTAAGACAAGAAGGAATTGATTTAACCAAAAACGCACTTTCAAATATATCCAGTTTTTCATACGGTGGTATGTATAGTAGTAATGATTTTGATAAAAACCCTTGGGAAATGGAAGCTGGAAATGAAGTAATAAATTTGAAAGAGTGGTTATGATTTAGTAAAGTTAAATAATCTTATATTTATATACATGATAAAGTTAAAAGAATACATACCAATTACAGAAGGATTATCTTATCACATTGATAATAAAATACCACTTATGAACAACGTATATCGTTATAGTTCAGAAAAGTTTTTAGAATTGTTTAATGAGGCAAGAGAATTATATCAAAGGGATAAATTAGTATTGGATGAATGGGATACTGAAATGATAAAAACCGATATCGGAAAATGGGGAATTTATGAAGGAGTTTCGGTTCCTTTGGATTTACCAATGGAAGAAATAAACGAATCTGAATATGCGGGTAGAGATGTGGATTTGAATAAACCAATGCGTTCATCGGGCCCCAAAAAATACAAAGTTTATGTAAAAAACAAAAAAGGAAATGTAATAAAAGTAAACTTTGGAGATGCAAAGGGTGGTTTGAGTGCAAAAATAAATGACCCAAAGGCCAGAAAACAATTTGCAGATAGACATGATTGTAAAAATAAAAAAGATAAAACCAAAGCTGGTTATTGGAGTTGTAGATTACCCCGATATTGGAAAAATTTAGGTGGTAGTAAAAATATGAATACTTACTGGTAATTTATGGAAAATCCCTATACACAAAATATAGAAAACGAAATCATTCAAAGAACATTTGATGAAGGGATTGATGAAATGGAATTGGTATGGCATAGAGATAAAAAAGACAGGATGGTTAAGGTAATCCAGTCTGAAGGGTGGAAGTTTCAGATGGATAATGAATTACCGATAGAATTAAAAAGGGGAACCGAATTGTTTATCCCAAAAGAAGTATATCACAGAGTTATCAAAGGAAATGGAGAACTGAAAATAGAAATTAAGGAATAAATGGCAGAACAAGAAGATAGAACATTTTTTAAGAGATTACAAAAACTTTTTTCAACAAATGTTATTGTAAGAGTAGATAAAGATGGGAAGAGAAAGGTAGTTGATACCGATGAAAGACAACGAGATTCTAACTTAGTAAGTTTACGAGATAGATATACCAAACTTCAACGTTCTTTTTACGAACAACAAGGTGGTGCTCAATCAATGGCATACCAACAAGTAAGAAGAGAGTTATTCCGAGATTATGATGCAATGGATAATGACCCAATTATTGCTTCTGCTCTTGATATTTACTCAGATGAAGCTACCACAAAAAATGAATATGGGGATGTTCTTTCTATAAATTCCCAAAATCAAAATGTAAAAGAACTTTTAGAAAATCTTTTTTACGATATCTTAAATATTGAATATAACCTTTGGAGTTGGACAAGAAATTTGGTAAAGTATGGTGATTTTTTCTTACAATTAGAAATTGAACCTGAAAAAGGAATCATTAACGCAATGCCAGTTTCTGTATATGAAATTGAACGAATTGAAGGATTTGATCCAACAAACCCATCGTATGTAAAATTCAAAATTGAAAATGACCCATTGGCAAAGGGGGAATATGAAAACTATGAAATCGCCCATTTCAGATTAAAAGGGGATACCAACTTCTTACCATACGGAAAGGCAATGATTGAAAACACAAGAAGGATTTGGAAACAACTCTCTCTTATGGAAGATGCTATGATGATACATAGGATAATGAGGGCACCTGAAAAACGAATTTTCAAAATTGATATAGGTAATATTTCACCGAATGAAGTAGATAACTATATGCAAAAGATTATCAGTAAAATGAAAAAAGTTCCGTTTGTAGACACTAGAACGGGTGAATATAATCTAAAATACAATATACAAAATATAACAGAGGATTTTTTCTTACCAGTTAGGGGAAGTGATAGTGGAACCGGAATTGAAAGTTTAAGTGGCTTGGATTATTCAGCAACGGAAGATATTGAGTTCTTACAGAAAAAATTATTTGCTTCACTTAAAGTTCCGAAAGCATTTTTGGGGTATGAAGAACAAATCAACGGTAAAGCAACTTTGGCAGCAGAAGATGTCCGATTTGCCAGAACAGTTGAACGAATTCAAAGAATGTTAGAAGGTGAGTTAGCAAAAATAGCAATCGTTCACTTATCTGCACAAGGAATCAATGATTTTGAGATGGTCAATTTTGATTTGAAACTAACGAACCCATCCACAATTTATGAACAAGAAAAAATCAATTTGTGGAGTGAAAAAGTCCGATTGGCCAGAGATATTCAAGACCTGAATATGTTGAGTAAAGATTTTGTTTACGAACAATTGTTTAACTTATCCAAAGATGAAAGTGATGAACAAAGAGTTAAAATCATCAATGACTTGAAAGATAAATACAGATACGAACAAATTTCAATGGAAGGTAATGACCCTGCGGTTCAGAAAGAAAAAGTAGATGTAGAAGAAGAATTAAAAACGATTAAAACAGAACTAACCAAACAACGTTCCAACTTAAAAGACAAGGGCGGTAGACCCCGTGAAGGCAATACTTACAAAAAAGATAAACACCCATACGGTAGAGACCCAATAGGTGATGGAGAAAGAACCAAACCCCGAAAACGAGAATTACATTCAGAAAAAAGGAATGCAAGGGATATGGTTAGGCAATACATAAATGGAATTTCATCAAAGAGAAAAGTAATAAATGAGAAAAAAACATTTATGGATGATGAAAACATAATAAACGAATAAAAATTTTGTTAAAATAAATTATTCTATATTTATATAAGAGAAAAGTATATAATTGAAATATGAGACAGATAAAACACTCTAAATTTAAAAATACAGCAATTTTGTTTGAATTGTTGACAAGACAGATTACGTTAGAAGTTCTGAATGGTGATAAAACTCAGAAGGCAAGGAAAATTGTAAGAGAGTTTTTTAAACCTGGTACAGAACTAAACAAAGAGTTACGTCTGTATCAACTACTTCAAAATGAGAAGTATAATAATGAAAGTAGGGCAGAAAAATTTGTGGATACCATTAACGAAGCTCACAGAAATTTGGATACAAAGAAGATAAGTAAACAAAAGTATGAGCTTGTCAAACAAATAAAAGAAAATTTTGATATGGATAAGTTTTTATCATCTCCGATAAAAAACTATAAAGTAATGGCATCCATATACAAAGTATTTGAATCTAAATTTCAAAGGGATTATGATATTAAAGATGTATTTGATTCAAAAATTACATTGGTTGAGAATATAACATCAAAAAAGGTAAACTCTAATTTTAGAAAAGATAAACTCCAAAAATTAGTGGAAGAATACCAAAAACAAGACAAAGATGTTAGATTATTGACATACAAAATTTTGATTGAAAGTTTTAATAAAAAGTATTCTGTATTGGGTGATAATCAAAAAAACCTATTGAGAGAGTATATTAACAATGTAAATAATACATCAAAATTCACAGAATACTACAAACAAAAAAGTAAAGAAACAGTTAGTGAATTATCAAAATTATCTAACAAAATAGATGATAAAGTCACAAAAATTAAATTAAAAGAAGTAATCAATGTATTAAAATCTCAAAAAATAAATAGAACTGTAACTGACAATCAAGTTAGTTCTTTAATGAATGTCTATGAGTTAATAGGTGAAATAAAATCAAATTTAAAATGAGAATAACTGAAAGAGAATTACGGGCACTTATTCGTGAAATTTTAGAAGATGAAGAATTAGAAGAAATTACTACAACTGGTAATGTAGCAGGATACAATACTCCGAATGCATTTAAGAAAACCGATGGAACGGATGAAGATGAAACAACGGATGATGAATTTGTAGATACCATAAATCAAAGTACGGGGTATCGTAGAGTAACTGAAAATCGTTGGTTGGAACTCAAACGGGGTGATGGTACACCAAAACAAAAATTAGGAAGGGGTATTAGAAACGTAAGACAACAACTAAAAGAAATTGATGATTTTTTACGTTGGTATGGCAGAATTAAACAAGAAAATGAATTGGGTTCAGATTCTTATTGGAAAAATACTCAAAAACATTTGGCAAAAATTAAAGAAAGATTACAGAAAATTCAAAAAAGAATGCACGAACTAACTATATAAAAACTATGAGATTGGGAAAACAAACATTACGAAAATTAGTAAGAGAAGAACTTAGTAAAGTAAATGAAGGAATAGAACCACAAATCAAAAAGATTGCACAACTTACAGGAACAAGACCTGATGCAGTTGAAGATTTTGTATCTAAACATGCGTTAAACTTCACCAAACTTCTAAAATTTTTACAAAAAGGTAAACTAAAAGATAGAATGGATTTTATGACAGCAGTATCTGGAAAGCCAGGAAACCCAATTCAAAAGAAAATGATTAAAATGTTTACCGAATCCGTAGTAAACGAAGGTAAGTTCAAAGTAGATGATTTAGTTTACAACAAAAGAACTAAAACCGTTGGTATTGTAAGAATGGGTGATGATAAGCATGGTGAAGTAAAAACCGATGCTGATGGTAATGTTAGTGTAGATGAATTGGAAAAATATAATCCACTTAAGTACAAACATCAAACTAAAGCAAAGGTTGCACCATCTACTGAAAGAGAAGTAAGTAAACGAGGTTTATTTAATCCATTCAAACTTGAATCCGTAGTAAATGAAAGAAAACCAAGTAAAATAGTTTGGGATACTAAAAAAATTTCGGCTGCAAAAAGAATCAATGTTAGCAAGTGGTATATGAAAACCTATCCTACTGATGAACTTGGTGGTGAAATAAATCAAAAACTTACATTATGGGATTTTTACAATGCATTATCACAAAATCGTGATATATATAAAGTTATCGGTGTTGGTGATAGTGTTGTAAGAGAAAGAATATTTGAAAAACTATCTAAGGTCCTTGGTGTTGCCTACGATACTATTTACAATATGTGGGAATCCATAAACGAAGCAAATGGAAAAGTAGATTTGAGTTTACCATTCGCGGTTATTCGTAAGGGTGGTTCTATTGGTTCATCAACTAAAAATTACATACCAACTGATAAAGGTGTTATAGTTTCTACCTTTAATAATCAAAATGATGCTAAAGAAGAAGCCGCTTCTTTAAGAAAAACACTTAGCCCACAGGCTAAACAATATTACAAAACTACATATACTGTAACAAAACTTACAGATTACAAAAGAAAATTGATAAAAAATAAAACAGAATCCATAAACGAAGCAAGTGATGAGTTTGTTATTTATGTTGAAAAAGATAATGGCAGAAAAAAATTACTTCATAATAATAAATCTTCAAGAGCCGCTAAAATGTTCATAACTAAAAATGCTAATAAGATACTCAATCAATCTGGAATTAGAGCAGTTGGTTCTATGCGTAAATCTGATTGGGAAAGGGATGAAGCACAATATGCAGAAAATATCAAGAAAAAGGGTATGAGAACTGTAACCAAAAAACAGTGGGATAGAACTCATAATGACTATAAAGGTATGATAAAAGGTCAACCTTATATGATGTGGTTTGATAAAAAAACACAATCAACGGTATATGGGCCAGTTCAAATCAAAGAATCCGTAGTAAACGAAGGTAAAGATGATTTTGTTGCAAGACATGGAAAGGCAAATATTATACTGAAAAAAGGATATAAACATCACAAAGATACTGATTTAGAAAAATTGTATGATAAGTTGGGTTCTTTGGTAAAAGGATTGAAAGTAAAGGATGTAACTCTTGTTTTTGAATCAGTAAACGAAGCAAATGTAAATAAACTGCTTCGTGATGAAGTGGCACGTAAACTAAAAGTAAATCCAAACTCACTTACAGTTGGTATGGGTGTTAGACCACGTAAAACAAGTGATGGAAACTTCATTGTAGTAATAGGATTAGACAGAAAGATTAAGAAAATAAATATACCACAAGTAGATTATTTTGGAAATGAGGTATCTTATGGTGGAAATTTAGTAGTAAAAACTTCACCACAAGGAAAACTTCTTAAAGTATTAGATAGAGTTGATAATGTAATGAAGATTAAATTATCTGATTATGTAAACGAAGGTAGAGCATTTGTGGCAGCAGCCAAAAAGGCAAAAGAAGAAGGTAAAACCGAATTTGAATTTAATGGTAAAACGTATCCAGTGACTATTAAAGAAGTTTTAAGAAAGAGAAATAGAAAATTAAGATAATGAAAAACTTACTAATAGAAACAAATTTATTTGAAGGAAAGGTAAACGAACAAGAGAATGGAACAGTTCTTGTAAGTGGTGTATTACAACGTTCAGAAGCAGAAAACCAAAATGGTAGAGTATATCCTCGTGAAATTTTGGAAAGGGAAGTAAAGAAATACCAAACCTTAATCAAAGAAAGACGGGCATTAGGAGAATTAGACCATCCTGATTCATCTGTGATAAATCTTAAAAACGTATCACACAATGTAAGGGAAGTCTATTGGAAAGGAAACGATTTAATGGGGGTAGTTGAAATACTACCAACCCCATCAGGAAATATCCTAAAAGAATTATTAAAATCTAATATCACGTTGGGTATATCTTCAAGGGGTATGGGCTCAACT